GTTTTGATACTACTCTATCACCAGAATATGAAACTTTAGAGCAATGCCGCACATCTGGCAATGCTTTGGCTGAGGCGGTAGATGAAGATTTTAAAATGCGAGGTATTAATGCTTCATTACGTTGTGGCATAACTGACTATCAAAAGTTATAATATATGGGTTGGTTCAATCTAATATCTCTTGCCTTTAAAGCAGGGAATCATATCTACGAGAATAGACAGAGAACAAAGATGTTAATGTCGGATGCTGCTATGAAGCATGCTGAAAAACAAGCTAGTGGAGAGTTAGAGTATAGTGGTAAATTACTAGAAGCTAGACAAGCAGACTGGAAGGATGAGTTTATTTTAATATTACTGTCGCTTCCTATAGTATTATTAGCGTGGGCTGTTTTTAGTGATGACCCAGAAGCAATGGTTAAAATGAAGTTATTCTTTGAATACTTTTCTGAACTACCTTTTTGGTACCAAACAATATTTGTAGGAGTAGTGGCTTCCGTATATGGACTTAAAGCTACTGACCTAATTAAAAGAAAATGAGTGAAAGATTAAGTCTCTTTATAAAGCAATCAGTTGCAGAAGAGTTAAGAGTATTTAAGAACAACATACTTCTTAAAAGCAGAAAAGAAGTAGACATTAATAAAGATGGTTCAGGTTACACTATTAAAGAAGGTGTAAACAAAGATAAAGTATTAGCACATATTAAAGTTAATAAGAAAGAAATATAGGAGAAAAATGGATAAACTTTGGAAAAAGATACTCAAGAAATTTGATATAGATAAAGAACTAAATCCTTTTATTTGGATTTTATAGAGAAAACAGCATGTATAGAAAGTTTTTGGCATGGTTGTTGATGCTTGTTAGCAGGTTTGAAAACAAACTGTGGAGACGTTTATATGTGTGTAATTTAAAAGGAACACCAAGAAAACGTAAACATTATGGAAAATAGACCAGTAGAAATGAAGGCATGCACATGTGGTGCAGAATACACTTCGTGTCAATGTAATAATCAATCCAACTTAGAAAAGATACTAAAAGAATTACCAGAGTTATTAGTTTCACATGCTTATCAAAAATTAAAATCAGGTCAAGATTTAACTGCTTCAGAAATGAAAGTATGTTTAGATGTATGTAAAGCTTATAGTTCTCCCAGCTTAACTAAAAAGCCTAACAACATTTTAGACAGCGTTCCATTTGATGAGTAAGATAAATAATTTTAAAAACTTTTTATACTTGTGTTGGAAACACCTAAACTTACCAGAGCCAACACCGATACAATACGATATAGCTGACTATCTACAGTCACCGGAGAAACGCTTAGTAATAGAAGCATTTAGGGGTGTGGGTAAATCTTGGATTACTTCAGCATTTGTTTGTCATCAACTATTGATGAACCCACAAAGAAACATATTAGTAGTATCAGCAAGTAAATCAAGAGCAGATGACTTTAGTACATTTACACAGAGATTAATAGGTGAAATGCCTATGTTACAGCATTTAATACCTCGAGCAGAACAAAGGAGTTCTAAGGTTAGCTTTGATGTAGCACCAGCGTTAGCTAGTCATGCCCCTTCAGTTAAATCTATGGGTATCACAGGCCAACTTACGGGCAGCAGAGCAGACTTAATTATTGCAGATGACGTAGAATCAGCTAATAACTCACAGACACAGTTAATGCGAGATAGATTAGGTGAAACAGTAAAAGAATTTGATGCAATTATTAAACCTAGTATTGGTAGGATTATATTTTTAGGAACACCACAGACAGAGATGTCTTTGTACAATGATTTAGAAGAGCGTGGTTTTAAGACTAGAATTTGGACAGCTTTATACCCTAGTAAAGCACAGTTAATTTCTTTTGGGCACAAGATAGCGCCCATGATTAATTCTGTTGAAGACCAAGAAGGCAACCCTACAGACCCTAAAAGATTTGATTCAGTAGATTTATTGGAGAGGATGTCTTCCTATGGTCGCTCTGGTTTTAACTTACAATTCATGTTGGACACTACGATGTCTGACTCTAATAGATACCCTCTTAAATTAAATGATTTAATAGTCTTATCCGGTTCTTCCACATGGAAGGAAGCGCCTGCTAAAGTACAATGGGCTTCATCACCTGACCAAATTAAGGCCATAGACCCTGAAATACCCAACGTAGGGCTTAAGGGTGACTTATGGGTGTCTCCTATGTACACAAGCCCTGAATACACGAAATTTGAGGGCTCTGTGATGGCTATAGACCCATCTGGGAGAGGAGAAGACAAGACAGCTTACTGTGTATTAAAGATGTTACATGGTGTATTGTATTTAACAGCTATTGGAGCATTAGATGGTGGTTACTCAGAAGATACTATGTCTGAATTATCCTATATTGCTAAGAGACAAGATGTTAACTATGTAGTTATTGAGAGTAACTTTGGTGATGGGATGGCTACACAGCTATTAAAACCTGTAATGGCTAAGATTCACCCTTGTGAAATAGAGGAAGTAAGACACAATATACAGAAAGAAAAGCGTATTATTGATACTTTAGAGCCTATTATGAATAGCCACAAGCTAGTGGTAGATGATTTATTGATTAAAGAAGACTTTAAACTAGAGCCTGACCATCAGTTATTTAGACAGATGACAAGGATTACTAGGGATAAAGGAGCATTAAGACATGATGACCAAATTGATGCTTTAGCTATTGCTGCTAATTATTGGGTTACAAGGATGGATAGAGACCAGACCTTGTCTTATACACAACACAAAGAAGATTTACTTGATGCAGACCTTGAGAAATTCATGGAATCTGCTATTGGTAGAAAACCTAGAGAAGAAAGATTTATATAATACTTATATGGAAATACTTAAACAATACCCTTGGCTTGAAAAAGCTTACAACAGAACTAAAAAGAATGAAGGATTTATTCTTATTCCTAGACAAGTTAAATATACTCAAAAAGATGGTAAAGAAATTGTTGAAAAGTTTACTACAGGTGGACATGGGCATAAAATGGCAACCGGAGATAATGAGTGGGAACAAGTGTATAAAAGTGGAGGGACAGCAGGGTTGACACAGTATTGGGAACAAAAATATGATGAAGACTTTGGGGAAAAAGCTGTAAAGGCACTTAAGCTATTAGATATGAATAAAGTCAACACTGACGCTGCTGGAATAATTGTGGAAATGGCACTCCAAATAGGAGTTAAGGGAGTTAGCAAATTTACAGAAACTCTTAAACATATTAACAAGGGACACTATAAGGAAGCTTCAAGTGAAATGCTAAAGAGTGAATGGGCAAACCAAACATATCCTAGGGCTATAAGGTTGTCTGACCTTATGTATTCTATTAATGATACGCAATAAGCATATATCTACAGAATATTTATAAGAAAAATCTGAGGGGGTATATCGTCAATACGAAATAACAGTTTCCCCCTAGCATCCCTCGTTTTACCACCAAAAAGACACCACTTGTAAAGCATAATGGTAAACTTTTGGCTACTATATAGGGACGTTTCTAAGGGGTGGCCACGGGTGAGACTAAAGGACAGTATTAGGGTGGGTCGTTTGGTATCTTTAGGGTTGTGTCTGAACTAGACTGTTTTTTTACTTTAAGCATTCATTCATATCTATCCGGCGCAACCGCGGGACACACAGGCCACACACAGGGGACACACAGGCCACACACAGGGGACACACAGGCCACACACAGGGGACACACAGGCCACACACCTAAACACACCTAGGCATTCATTGCATTCACATGCATTTACTACATGTAGTGGGTCGGACAGATAGTCATACCCTATATAGTAAAGTACCCGTATTAGTGAAACCCTTGTCACTAGTGTATATACTAAGGTAACTAAGGGGACTAAGGTTACTTAGGTGTAACTAAGGGGACTAAGGTTACTAGGGTGTAACTCTGTATAATTATACTTATTAGTATAATGATAAAGAATATATACTAAGGTTACTAAGGTCATACCTAGGTTACTTAGGTGTAACTAAAGGGACTAAGGGGACTAAGGGGACTAAGGGGACTAAGGGTGTAACTAGTATATATACACTTATAAAACATACAACTTATATGGATTAATGTAATATGAATAAAGAAGATATTATTTTTAAAGTGTTGGTTATATTTTTAATGATTGATATTTTATTATTATCAATTATTGGTATATCTTTTATACTTAATAAAACAGGCATATTATAGACTTTTGAGTGTATGGTTATGCCTGTTTTTTTATTTTATTTAATTACAAATAAGTGTTGACATAAGTAAACACATATGATTTAAGGGGGTAAGTCTCATTTTTGTTTATTTTTACAGACTTTAAATCATACAAAAATATAGTGCCACCTCACTCGGTTTTAATACCTTGGCGATAGTTTCTAAGAGAATGGACAACCCACAAAAAAGACACCAGCGGGCTAGGTGAATGCAATAAGTGCACAGTAGCTGTTAAGGGTGTGTTTGTATCATGTTTTATACATGACTGATGAGCTTACAGCATAGAGCGAAACGAACAAAGGAGTATAATTATGCAAGTAAATAATGCAGTACAAAACAGACTAAGAAGAGCAACCGTTGAAGCTTTTGCAGATGCACAGGCCAAAAAAGAATACTTTGAAGCATATGCAAAAGAGAAGAACAAAGTTAAAAGGATAGAAATGTTACGAGAAGCAATCAAAGAAGGGTGGTTATAAATATATGACTAAATACAAATAAAAACAATGGTAAAAATGATATTTCTTTTATTAATCTTGACTAGCTGTGCTTTAAAACCTCAGATTTTTGAAAGAGACTACGATATGTCTTGCGACAGTAAAGGAAGCTTATATTATAAAAATAGCCAAGTAACTAAAAACTGGACATCTCATTTTGTAAAAGAAGAAGGAATTATTCACAAGTATTATTGTGAACAATAAACAGGAAGGATAAACAATGATAATATGCAAATTACATTTACCACTAAAAGACAATAAAGGCACAGAGTTGACCGAGGTACACGCTGAACTAAAAACAGAAATTATTAAAATGTTTAATGGCTGTACCGTGGTGACCGGTCAAGGTGTATGGATGGACAACGGTAAAGTCTACGATGAGCCCGTAGCTATCTATGAGATTGCAACGTGGGGCGCAAAATATAGAATAAGTGAATTTGTAAAGATTGCGCACAAATTTGCTGTCATGTCTAATCAACTAGCAGTCTATTACACTGTAGACAACCGTGCATTTATAGACGACATCACAGTTATGAAAAACAATTTAAAAACTTATAACATAATAGCCCGCTCAAGTGCTTCAAGGCCTTGTTAAAACTATAATAGTAAATGCAATGAATGCATAAGTTAAAATAACACTGATGAGACTTTTAAAGTCGAAACTAAGCGCATATTGTTATTGTGCTTAGTATGTTATTATTTCAACCATAAACAAAAGGATAAAACTACATGGACACATTTGACCAACCCTTGCAAATCAGCACATATGCAAGGGGCGCGAACAATCAACAAATATACGTTGAAGCTTTAAACATAACTTTTTATATGAGTTATAAAACTTTAGTAGCCTTTGAAAGTCCTAGTATAGGCCTTGTCGTGCTAGATATTAAGACATCCAGCACAACCCTAGCACACCTTGGCGCTATAGAGGGACGCGCTAAGACTTTAACGGCGCGCGTGAACTCAAATACTTTTTATGATAAGTATAATGAAGCGATGAATTTTCACCGTGACATACTTGTTTTAAGAGCTAACACTGCTAAAGAAAACAAAGACAAAACAATGAGAGACAAAGCCTACGCTAGAAGACTTGAGTTGAATTCCAGCAACTGCCATTAAACCCTAAACAAAGGAGACTTATGTTGACAATAGTAATAGCACTAGCTATTTTTAATTTGATTTTAATTAGTCAAACAGCAACACAGTAACACTGATGAGCCCTTAAAGGGCGAAACTAAGCACATACTATTTTTGTGAATACAAGTGTGCTTAGTATGTTATTATTTCAACCATAAACAAAAGGATAAATAAATATATGTATATAAATACAGCAAATGTGATTGTATTGGATTATGATTATGAAGGTAAAGAAAAAAAGAATATTACCAGTCATGAATTTAACTTTAATGACGGGGTCAGATTAAAGGACTTGTCAAGGTTTTTAGAAAACTTAGAAGACAGCCACCGATTTGACGGGTCTGTTATGGTCTCTGTAACAATTGACAATCGAGAACGGGGACAATAAGATAATAAGATTAATACATTAAGCACACTACGCCACAAGTGTGCTTATTCTGCTTATAGTAAAGATATGATATACTGTATAGACTTGTCGACAAAGTGAATTTATACTGTATAGACTTGTCGACAAAGTAAATTTATACTGTATAGACTTGTCGACAAAGTGAATAAATAACACATATAAACAATTAAACAGTAAATAAAAAGGAGCGTAAAAAATGATTAATTATATTGTATACGGAATAGTTGACAATGGTATAATGATACTTGGTGCAATGACTGGATATTCATTAGATGAATACTTACCCAAAAGATTTCAAAAAGGACTAGGCATTGTTATTGGGGCTGGTCTCGGTAATGCTTTTAGTGATTTTCTAGGTGGTATGTCCACAATGTCAATTGACTTGGCAATCGGCACTTCAGTTGGTTGTTTAATTGGTCTGATATTCATTCCCGCATTGGTTTATCTAGGAAAATTAAGAACTAAGCATAAAAATAAAAAATAAATTAATAAATAACAATAAGGAGCGTAAAAAATGACTGAAGCAAACGTAATAATAGTAGTAATAGCTGCGATTGTTTTGTGGTTAATTATAGACTACAAAAAAGACTAAAGTACCCATAGTAGATAGCACAAGCTTATGCATAATAAATGCATTCATAACCCAATAATACACATAGGAGTTATTACAAAATATATGGCTAAATTAATAGAATCAATGCCAACTTATAAAGATGAGTTAGCGCATGAAAAAGAAATGTCGGAGTTTGGTAAAAATAGAACCAACAAACGCCTGCAGTCTCACATAGCACGAGAAGAAGAGAGTGTTACCAGTTATGGTAAAGTTATGGTGGCTAACACCATAAGACCGTTAGCAATGGCTATAGGTGAGTGGCTTCAGGAGACATCAAAACAATCTATTGGTAAACCACCAATCGCATTTGTTAAGATGTGTGAAGTTGAGCCTGAAGTATTAGCCTTAATCACCGGTAAACACATTATCAATACCATTACACAATATAAACCTTTGACCGCCACTTGTATATCACTTGGCGGAAAAGTTGAAACTGAAATATCCCTTAGAAACTTTAAAACCTTAAATCCTGAACTATATGAAACTGTTAAAGCAGACTTAGATAAAAGAAGTTTTAACTATACTTATAAGCGTAGAAAATTAAAAGAGAGTGCAAAAAGAGATGGCGTGTTTGCTTGGGAAGAGTGGACAACCCCAACTAAATTACACATAGGCTTGCGATTAATTGAACTAATGTGCTACGCCACAGGTATGATTGAAATTGGAACTGAAACCGTTAATCATAAAAAAGCAAAAATAATTAAACAAACAGACAAAACTAGAGAATGGATTAAAAACCGTAATAGTTTTAATGAACTGTTAAATCCAGAATATTTACCTACTGTGATGCCTCCTAAGATGTGGTCTTCCGTCACCGGTGGTGGTTACTGGACTAAAGAAATGCCAGAGTTGGACTTGGTTAAACAAAAGAATAAATTGTTTAAAAAAGAACTTGCCAACTTTGATATGCCTAAAGTGTACAATGCTGTTAATCTCATGCAGAATACACCTTTTAAAATTAACAAATTTATATTAAAAGTAATGCAGGATGCGTGGGACAATGGCTTGGACATAGGTGGAATGCCACCCACAACTAACCTTGAAATACCTAACAAACCACATGATATTGATACCAATGTGGATAGCAGACGAGCTTGGAAGAAAAAAGCTGTAATAGCACACACTGAAAATGCTAGGATGTTTTCTAAGCGTTTATTGTATGCTAAAATCTTATGGTTATCTGATAAGTTTAAAGACTATAAAACTTTGTATTTTCCGCTGCAATTGGATTTTAGAGGCAGGGCATATTGTGTGCCAGCATTCTTAAATTACCAAAGCATTTCTGGAGCAAAAGCCTTGTTGTCTTTTACTAATGGAAAACCAATAACTAAAGAAAACAAAGGTATCTTTTGGCTGGCTGTGCATGGTGCTAATATGTATGGTCAAGATAAGATTACTTTTGTTGAGCGTGAACAATGGATAAATGATAATGAAGAAATGATTTTATCATGTGCTAAAGACCCTTTGTCTAATAGACAGTGGGAGTCTGCTTCTAATGCATTTCAATTCTTAGCATTTTGTGATGAATGGAAAAGATTCAAAGAGCATGGTGATGGTTTTGTCTCTCACATCAACGTTAGTGTAGATGGCTCTTGTAATGGTCTTCAAGTTTATTCATTAATGTTAAAAGATAGTAAAGCAGGCAAACTTGTTAATCTAACGCCTACCGACAAACCACAAGACATTTATCAACTTGTGGCCGATGCTGTAGTGTTGCAGTTAAAGGAAGATACAAAAGAGAATAAACCTTTTGCACAACTTTGGCTTGACTATGGTATTAAACGCTCAACGACTAAAAGAAGTATTATGACTATCTGTTATGGCTCAACAAGATACTCATGCACTGACTTTGTTGTTGAAGACTTAACAAAAAGACAAGACAAGGGTGAGAAACATCCTTTTGTTGATGATTTGTATAAACCTTCTAGTTATCTAGCGGGTGTTATATGGAATAGTATTGGTGATAATTTAAAATCAGCCAGAGTTGGTATGAATTATTTACAAACTATTGCAAGAATTGTTGCAAAAGAACAACTACCTGTCCACTGGGTGACACCGATTGGGTTTCCAGTGTATCAGTCCTACCCTGAAATGAAGTCTAAAAGGGTAAAAGCAATGTTAATGGGGCAAGTTATAAAGCCTAGGATTAACGTTGAGACTGATAAAACAGATAAACTAAGAATGGGGAATGGCATTGCACCAAACCTTGTTCATTCTGTGGATAGTGCTGCAATGATGGAAACTGTTAATATTGCGTATAGCAAGGGTATCACTAACTTTTGTAATGTGCATGACAGTTTTGGTACAACCGCAGGTGATGTAGAAACACTCAATAAATCTTTAAGAGAAGCTTTTATTGGTATGTTTACAGAACATGATATTCTATTGAATTTTAGAAATGACGTTCTTAAACAATTACATCCAGACTTGCATTCTAAATTACCTGAAGTCCCTGAAAAGGGTGATTTAGACATTAATCAACTTAGGGAAAGTGAGTTCTTTTTTGCATAAGCAATTAAGTACCCGTAATAGATAGGATATGTTATGAACGAAGAATACTTTGAACAATACAGAACTATGCCTTTAGATTTAGCATTTGCTGAAATTGAAAAGGGATATATAATAGAGGAGAACGAAGAAAATGGCGAAGAATAGCTATAAGAAAATAGTAAGTGCAGAAGGCGTTAGTAAATACGCTTGGTTAACTACCCCTGACACTAAATTTGACAAAGATGGACATTACAAAGTCAATCTAAGTCTTAGTGCTGAATTAGCACAACCGTTAGTTAAACTAATTGATGATGAGATGAAACTCAGCATGGATAGTGCAAAAGAAAAAGCTAATGGCAAACCCGTTAAAGCAGCGACAGCACCCTACGAAGCTGAACTTGTGGATGGTAAAGAAACTGGCAACATTGATTTTAAATTTAAGCGTAAAGCTCAAATTATTTCATCAGATGGCAGAATTATTCCATTTAAAGTAGCTATCTTTGACAGTGCAGGAGTACCTATAGTAGATACTAATGTATGGTCTGGAAGTAAAATGAAAGTTAGTGCTGAACTTGTACCTTGGTACACAGCAATAGCTGGTGCAGGTGTCTCTCTAAGATTAAGGGCTGTGCAGATAACAGAACTTGTTGAAGGTGGCGGAGACAATGCTAAAGGGTATGGCTTTGACAGCGTAGAAGGTGGTTTTACAGCACCAGAAAAGGAAATTGAAGATGTTTCAATCAAAGTTCCGGAAACACAATCAGACTTTTAAGCAAGTCGGATTGACACATGGGTTCAGGTCTGGATTGGAAGATGCCATTTCAGCTGAACTCAAAACCCAAAACGTTAAGTATGAATATGAAAAGACTAAGTTAAAATACACTAAGCCTTTAAAAGTTCATACTTATACGCCAGATTTTTATTTAATTGATAAAAAGATTTATATTGAAACAAAGGGTTACTTTACAACTCAAGACCGTCAAAAAATGAGATTGATTAAAGAACAACACCCAGAATTAGATATTAGATTTATCTTTAGTAATTCAAAAACTAGAATAAGTAAAAAATCACAAACAACGTATGGGATGTGGTGTAATAAATATAATTTTATGTATGCCGATAAACACGTCCCTAAGGAGTGGTTATGAATAATATAAGAAAAGAAACAAAATATATTGTTATACACTCTTCTGAAACAAACCCAAGTAATAACTTAAGTGCTAATGATTTAGATAATAAGCATAGAAAAGATGGTTTATTTTCTTGTGCATTTCACAAAGTGATAATGAGAGATGGCACAGTGCAAGATGCAAGAGATATTTTAATTGCAGGGGCACATGTGGAAACCAACACTGAGTTATCTAATAAAAATTCCATTGGTGTATGCCTTGTAGGTGGCTTATCACACACTGGTAAACCAGATTGTAATTTCACTTTCAAACAATATGATAGTCTCGTTAAACTTATTATTGAACTGAAAAAAGAATACAGTCAGGTTGAAGTAGTTGGTCATAGAGATGTGACTAATTATTTGTCTCCACATTTTGATGTAAAACAATTGTTGGGATAATTTGTATCTACTGGGTAGTAAAATATCCAGTAGATTTAACCCTTAATATAAAGTACCCTTATTATGAAACAACAAAGCAGTGAATTTTTATATCATTTATCATGTGATGAGTGTGGCTCTAGTGACGCTAATTCTATGTATTCAGATGGACATACTTTTTGTTATTCATGTAACATAACCAAAATAGGAGTTAATGATATGCAACCAATTCAAAAAGAAATTAATAAAGATTTTATTACAGGTAACATTACAGCGTTAATTAAAAGAAACATAGATTTAAACACAGTACAAAAATTCAATTACCAAGTAGGTTCTTACTTTGGTAAACCATGTCAAATAGCAAATTATTATAATAAAGATAAAGTATTAGTTGCACAAAAATTAAGATTCCCCGACAAAACATTCAGATGGATAGGTGATGCAAAAGAAGCTTGTTTGTTTGGACAGCATTTATGGCGTGATAAAGGTAAGTTAATTGTTATCACTGAAGGTGAAATAGATGCCTTAACCATTTCAAAATTAAATCAAAATAAATATCCTACAGTAAGTATTAAAACAGGAGCAGCAGGTGCAAAAAAAGATATTCAAAAAGAACTTGAATGGCTTGAAAGTTTTGAATCTGTTGTTTTAATGTTTGACCAAGATGAGCACGGTCAAAAAGCAGCAATAGAAGTTGCAACATTATTCTCACCTAATAAATGTAAAATAGCATCTATGCCACTAAAGGATGCTAATGAAATGTTACTTGCTGGTAAAATAGCAGAGTTAACTAATTGCATGTGGAGCGCAAAAGCATACAGACCTGATGGTATTATATCTGGGGCTGACATGTGGGATGAAATAAAAACTGAAGATAAAACTGTAAGTGTCCCTTATCCATTTAAACGCCTTAATATTAAGACCCATGGTTTACGTAAAGGGGAACTGGTGACTATCACTGCCGGCAGCGGCGTTGGTAAATCTAGTTTTTGCAGACACGTTGCATTACATTTATTAAAAGAAAATTATTCAGTGGGCTACATAGCCTTAGAGGAAAAACCTAAAAGAAGTATATTAGGTATTATGGGAATTGATTTGCAGAAACCTCTGCATTTAACTAGAGAAGGAGTGAATGAACAACAACTTGAAAATACTTTTAAATCAATTATTGGTAATGGGAAGCTTTATTTATATAATCACTTTGGTTATTCCAGCTCTGATAATCTGTTATCCAAAATAAGATACATGGCTAAAGGATGTGGAGTAGACTATGTTATTCTTGACCATCTACACATGGCTTTGTCTGCACTAGGAGATGAGCACACTAATGATGAGCGTAAACTTATTGATTACTTTGTATCTAAATTAAGAACTTTAGTTGAAGAAACTGGCATTGGTTTAATATTAGTGTCACATTTATCAAGAGCCAAAGATGGTAATAAAGGATATGAAGATGGTCTTCAAGTTTCTATGAACAGTCTTAGGGGCTCTGCTTCTATTGCACAATTATCTGATATGGTGCTGTCTTTGTCCAGAAATTTGCAAGATGATAACAACATAGCACAAGTCAACGTTTTGAAAAATAGATTCAGTGGTGAAACAGGAAAAGCTTGTGATTTACATTACAACTTAGCAACAGGATGTCTTGTAGAAACTGAAATTGGAGTTAACAATGATTTTGCAGCGTAAAGAGCACAAAAAATTAAAAGCAGTAGCTATGAGTTGGACATCTTATATTATAGCTCATTTATTTAAAGCAAAACTGCAGCGTGACAGTCTTATAATAGTGTTAGTACCTAGTAAAGAAGTGCAGTCTTTTGTAGACAAGTCTATTGCTTTAATGTGTGAGCAATCATATGAAGCGTGGCAATTAGAAACTAGAATAGCAACAGTACATTAATGAAATATAAAAAAATAAGTCCCCCATTAGTTTTAGGCGATAGAAAATACTTTAAATATCTTATTATTTGGGAAGATATCGTTGGCGATTCTACTATTTCAGATTTTTCTGGATTAGAATGTGCCACAATATACTCAGAAGCTTACGTGTATAAAAAAACAAAAGATTACCTTTATTCTTTTGCAAGTTACGATAAAAAAGACCCTGCTTTTGGTGATAGAAATGTCTACCCAATAAGTGTAATTAAATCTATAACAAGGATATAACATGAGATACATATTTGATATTGAAACGGATGGCTTTTTAGATGTAGTGTCTAAAGTTCATTGTATTATTTTAAAAGACATTGATACTAATAAAATATTATCACTAACAGTAGATGAAGCTGTTAAAAAGTTAACAACAGCAAAATTAGTTATTGGGCACAATATTATTAAATATGATATTCCAGTGTTAAAGAAATTGTTTATTAATTTTGTAGACTTTAAAGCTGAGGTGTTTGATACTTTAGTAGCAACAAGATTATTATTTCCAGATGTTAAAGAAAAAGATTTTCAAAGAAAAGATTTTCCTAGAGATTGCATAGGCCGCCATAGTTTAAAAGCATGGGGACACAGACTAGGTGATTACAAAGCACAGTTTGATACAGATTGGAAGACTTACTCTCCAGAAATGTTAGAGTATTGTATTCAAGATGTAGAAGTAACACATACCTTATATAAAATGATTGAAACAAAAGGGTATTCTGTCAGTGCGATGAAATTAGAACATGATGTAGCTGCTCTAATATACAAACAAGAATTACATGGTTTTACTTTTGACACAGATAATGCAAAGAAATTATATTCCAAATTAAATGCTAGAAGAATTGAAATAGAAGATGAGTTGCAAGTATTGTTTCCACCTGAAATAGTTAAGACACCTTTTATACCTAAAGTAAATAACAAAGCTAGAGGGTATACTAAAGGTGAAGTATTTTATAAAGAAAACACAGTGGTATTTAACCCATCCAGCAGACATCACATTTCCGCTAAATTAATTGAGCGATATGGCTGGAAACCAAAAGAATATACTGATGATGGTAAACCAAAATTAGATGAAAGTGTTTTGTCACAACTTCCATATTCAGAAGCTAAAACACTGTGTGAACATTTTTTATTAGACAAAAGAATTGGGCAACTAGCAACAGGAGCACAAGCGTGGTTAAAACATGAACGTGGTAATAAAATACACGGGGTGTGCAACACAAACTCCACTGTTACTGCCAGAGCAACTCACTCATACCCAAACATGGCACAGATACCCAGCGTGTCCGTACCTTTTGGTAAAGAGTGTAGAGCTCTATTCACAGTTCCGACTGGTAAAAAGCTTGTAGGCGTAGATGTCTCTGGCTTAGAAGTGAGAATGTTGGCTCACTACATGGCTAGGTACGATAAAGGAGACTATGCAAAAATTGTGTTAGATGGTGACATACACACCGAAACACAAACTTTAGCTGGTTTAGATTCCAGAGACCTAGCCAAGCGTTTTTACTATTGCTTCCTCTATGGTGGTGGTGTTAAGAAAATAGCTGATGTTACTAATAAATCCATTGCACAAGCATCCACGATTAAGAAAAGATTCTTAAATGGGCTGCCTGCATTAAATAAATTAATAACAGATGTGCAGAGTGCTTCTGAAAAAGGTTATTTAATTGGTCTTGATAAAAGGCACATTAAAGTACGCTCATCACACGCTGCATTAAATACTTTATTACAATCTGGTGGTGCTATTATTTGTAAACAATGGTTAATCGAATTTAATAAATTAATACAAACATACACAGACGTCCATCAAGTTGTCTGGGTACACGATGAAATACAAATTGAGTGTCCTGAAAAGGATGCTGATACAATAGGAAAGTTAGCTGTCGATGCCATTAAACGAACAGGCGAACTATTTAATTTAAGACTTCCTCTAACAGGGAAATACAAAATAGGAAACAACTGGAGTGAAACACATTAATGACAAAAGCAAATAAAAAGTTTGATATTGATTTAAAATATGGACAGGACAGAGAAAACAGAACGGAACAGATATTAACGGAAGGAAAATTAGAAGTTAAAACTGAACGGGACTGGTGGCAAAAGACCGGCAACATTGCAATTGAAGTTGAGTCGTATGGTAAACCTTCAGGTATTATGGCTACCGAAGCAAAGTATTGGGTTCATATTTTAGCAGATGGTAATAAAGATTATTGTAGATTAATTTTTGACACGAGTACCGTTAAGCGTTTAACTAAGAAGTATATAAAAAATATTAAGAATGGTGGTGACGGGTGGAAAAGTAAATTTGTCCTGATACCCTTATCTGAAATATTTGAAGCAAAAAATTTAAAATGAAAACACACAAAGGAGAATAACATATGAGTAGAAAAAGAGTATTACTAATTGATGGCGATATTTTAATTTATAAAATTGCTACAATGAATGAAGTGAGCACCCACTGGGGGGATGGGCTTTGGACTTTACATTGTGATTTAAATGTTTGTAAAAATGATGTTGAAAACGAAATAGAAAAATTAGGGGCTGATTTAGAAGCAGACGATTACATCATGGCGTTAACTGATACACATAATTTTAGAAAAGATGTTATGCCTACTTATAAAGCCAACAGAAAAGATAAAAGAAAACCGATGGTGTTAAATGCATTACGTGATTATGTGATGGAAAAATTAAATGGTGTTATATATAAAAACTTAGAAGCTGATGATGTCTTAGGAATAATGGCCACAGAACCTACAGAAGAAGAACGCATTATTGTCTCTATTGATAAAGACCTTAAACAAATTCCTGCTTCGTTGTCTGTTGATGGTGTCACTTTTAATCAAGTGCCCCTAAGACTAGCTGACTATTGGTTTATGCTGCAGACTATGGCCGGTGATTCCGTTGATGGCTACACTGGTATTCCCACTGTTGGAATTAAAACAGCTGAGAAGCTTATAAGTCAGTATACTAATGTACCCATATTAGAGCTGTGGAAAATTGTTATCAAATGTTTTGCTGATAAAGGCTTACACAAAGAAGAAGCCTTACAACAAGCTAGGGTTGCACGTATACTAAGACACGGTGAATACAATAAGCAAACAGGAGAAGTAAAACTATGGCAGACCAAGTAAAAAAACCTAATCATTATTTTAGGTACAAAATAGAACCCATTACTTTTATTTTACAGAATAATATTCCGTATGTTGAAGGTAATGTTATTAAATATTTATGTCGTTGGAGATTTAAACATTTAACTAAAGAAAAACAAATTGAAGACTTACAAAAAGCAAAACAATATATTGATTTGTTGATTGAAAAAGAAACACAAGACCCAAACCAATTAAAACTTAAACTAGAAAACCAATGATATTAAAACACAACCATTTAATAGTAAGAGCAGAAGTAACCCACCCACCTGCCAATGTTGAGGCAGTGACTGAATGGGTAAAAGAATTAGTAACCATAATTAAAATGAGATTGCTTGGTGAGCCACAAGCATACTATGTAAATAAAAAAGGAAACAAAGGTGCTACTTGTGTGGCTGTTATTGAAACATCACACATTGCATTGCATGTTTGGGATGAAAAAAATCCTTCTTTATTACAATTGGATGTATATACATGTAGCGAAATGCATGAGGAAAAAATATTCAGACACTTAGAACAATTTAAACCAATTAAAGTTCAATACAAAATTTTAGACAGAGAGAACAGTTTAATAACTATTCCTCAGAGGTCTGACTTGACATATTCAACTGCATCAGCCTTAGAAAAAATCACAAATGGAGTATAGTAGAGATAATTTGTTAACAGAGTTTGGCAAGAAAACATTACAAGACAGATATTTATTACCAACCGAGAAGTCCCCACAAGACGCATTTATGAGAGCAGCAAAAGCTTTTTCAGACAATGATGAAATGGCTGAAAGAATTTATAACTACGCTTCAAAACTTTGGTTTATGTTTTCAACACCTATTTTATCCAACGGGGGCACTAAACGAGGAATGCCTATTTCGTGTTTTTTAAATTACGTGGGAGATAGTAGAGAAGGTATTACTAGTCATTACACAGAGAATGCTTGGCTCGCTTCTGTAGGGGGTGGCATTGGTGGTTACTGGGGGCACGTGCGTTCTGATGGTACACCTACTTCAAAAGGAAGTCAGAGCTCAGGTACAATGCCTTTTATGCATGTAGTGGATTCAGAAATGCTAGCCTTTTCTCAAGGGAAAACAAGAAGAGGAAGCTATGCCTCTTACATGGATATATCACATCCGGAAGTTATTGAGTTTATTGAAATGAGAAAACCTACCGGTGGTGATTCTCATAGAAAAAATCTTAATTTACACCACGCTATAAATGTGAGTGATGCATTCATGGAATTGATTGATAAGTGTATTGCCAACCCTACTCAAGATGACAGTTGGAATCTTATTGACCCACACACTAAAGAAACAGTTAGAACTGTGTCAGCCAGAGACTTGTGGTTAAAGATTTTAGAAACAAGAGTTACTACCGGCGAACCTTATATTTCTTTTATTGATACTATCAATGAAGCACTCCCACAAACACAAAAAGATTTAGGATTAAAAGTGCATCATTCTAATTTATGCAGTGAAATAACTTTACCAACAAATGAAAACAGGACTGCCGTATGTTGTCTGTCCAGTGTTAACATTGAAAAGTATGATGAATGGAAAAAAGACACTATGTTCATCCCTGATTTAATTAGATTTTTAGACAATGTATTACAATATTTTATTGAGAATGCTCCAGAAGAATTGTTTAGGGCTAAGTACAGCGCTGTCAATGAGAGAAGTCTTGGACTTGGAGCTATGGGATTTCATTCTTATTTACAATCTAAAGATATACCTTTTGAATCAGCATTAGCTAAGTCTCTTAACTTACAAATATTTAAGAACATTAAGACACAAGCTGTTATTGAATCTAAATCCTTAGGAGTTAAAAGAGGTGAAGCACCAGATATGGGAGGGACAGGAATGCGTAATGCACACTTGTTAGCCATTGCTCCGAATGCTTCTTCATCTATTATTTGTGGGACAACATCCCCTTCAGTAGAACCTTATAGAGCAAACGCTTATGTGCAAAAAACTATGTCAGGTTCTTTTCTAGTAAAGAATAAACATTTAGAACAACTGCTAGAAAAAAAAGGACTTAATACAGATGCCATATGGACTTCAATTGTGGGTCACCGTGGCTCGGTACTACATCTTAAACAGCTATCAGACCATGAAAAAGATGTTTTCAAAACAGCCATTGAAATAAATCAACAGTGGGTAATTGAGCACGCAGCTGATAGACAACCATTTATCTGTCAAAGTCAAAGTATAAATATCTTTGTGCCTGCTGATGTGAATATAAAAGAACTTCATAAAATGCATATGTTAGCATGGAAGAAGAAACTAAAAACATTATACTACTGTCGTTCTGAAGCAATCAAACGAGCAGAGTTAGTGTCATTAAAAGTAACAAGAACAATAATAACAGAGGCAGCAGATAGTTGTCTCTCATGTGAAGGATAAATTATGAGAAGAAGTAGTATAGATGGTTATAAAATAAGAGGTGATAAATTAGTACCCAATGATGCCTATAAAAAAGGATGGAATGAAATTTTTGGGAAGAAAATAAAAAAAGATAATATACAAAAAGAAAACGAAGCATACTTAAAAGAAATTAAACCACTATTTAGTAGAGAAAAAAAGAAATGAGCTTATTTAAAGAACGGACGCATTACAAACCTTTTGAATATGACTGGGCTTTTGAAGCCTATGAGATGCAACAAAAAATGCACTGGTTACCTAGTGAAGTGCCTTTGCATGAGGACATAAAAGATTGGAACTCACGATTAACCAAAGAAGAAAAGAGTTTAATTAATCAAATATTAAAATTCTTTACCCAAGGTGATGTGGATATTGCACAAGCTTATTTAGATAAGTACATACCAAAATTTAAACCACCTGAAATTAGAATGATGTTGTCAGCAATCACTACTAGTGAAGCTAACCACGCTCACGCTTATTCCTTGCTTAATGATACCATTGGATTACCTGATAGTGAATACAAAGCATTCCAAGATTACAAAGAAATGGCAGACAAACATTCCTATCTATTTAAATCTAAAGGGACAGGAGTAGAGGGGCTGGCTAGAGACATGGCTTGTTTTTCAGCATTTGGGGAAGGCTTACAATTGTTTGCTTCTTTTGTTATGCTTCTTAATTTCCAGAGATTTGGAAAAATGAAGGGTATGTGTCAAATTGTTACGTGGTCTATTAGAGATGAGACACACCATGTAGAAAGTATGATTAAATTATTTCATGCTTTGGTTAAACAACACCCTGAGATTTGGACTGAAAAATTTAAAGCAAGTATTTACCAAACGTGTAGAGACATGGTAGATTTAGAGGACAGGTTTATTGACTTAGCTTTTCAAATGGAAGGCATCAGAGGTCTAAAAGCTGAAGAAGTTAAAAAATATATAAGATACATTGCTGACAGAAGACTGTTACAATTGTCTTTAAAACCTAATTACGGTGTCAAAGAAAACCCGTTACCTTGGTTAGACTGGGTATTAAATGGTGTTGAACACGCTAATTTCTTTGAAAATAGGGCTACAGAGTATAACAAAGGTACTATCACAGGTAGCTTATGGGACTAAAGTACCCTTTTTAGAAGAATAAATTATGAATGATAATGACGATTTAATTTTACCTGTTAAAGTTTATGACTTAATTGAGTTATTAAACAAAGTATATCCAGAAAAATCTCCTAGAATACAGGAGAAACTTGAGGATTTGTACTTTAGAGCAGGTCAAAGAGATGTAGTGAATTTCATTTTAACCCTTAAAGAAAGAGCGGAAAACAAATAACTATGTGTCTATCAGCACCAAGAGTACCTGAAGTAAAGCCAGCACCAGCGCCAGTGCCACCCTCATCAATAGGTGAATCTGTAGCACCCTCTGTTAAAACAGGAGTTGACGTGGAGAATGCAGCTGCAAAAAAGGCTAAGTCTAAAAAAAGAGGTACTTCTTCTTTACAAACCTCTTCTGGTTTAAATATCCCGACCACTTCAGGCTTGAACATATCTTAATATGATATACGATAATAGCAATATGCTGCAACAAACGGTTAAACAGCGCTACGAAAAGTCAAAAGAGACTAGAGAACATTACTTAAATAGGGCACAAGAATGTAGTGAGTTAACTATTCCATCCTTGTTGCCACCAGACGGTTTCCACACTTCCACAGAATTATACAATCCCTTCCAATCAGTAGGAGCAAGAGGCGTTAATAACCTTGCCTCAAAATTATTACTCCTATTACTCCCCCCTAACGCACCATTCTTTAGACTCTCCATAGCTGGGGATGCTAAGAAAGATTTACAACAACAAAAAGATTTAAAATCAGAAATTGAAAAATCTCTAGCAACTATTGAAAGAGAAGTTTCCAGTAAAATTGAACAGCTAGCTTTAAGAGTATCAGTGTTTGAAGCATTAAAACATTTGATTGTAGCAGGTAATGTGCTTACTTATTTACCTAAAAAGGGTTCAATGAGAGTGTACCCTCTTACAAATTATGTGTGTAAAAGAGATGAATCTGGCGACATATTAGAAATTGTTATTAAAGAATCTGTGTCACCAGTAAATTTAAGTCCAGAAATTAAAAGCAAATTATCAGTTCAAGAGGATTTTAAAATAGATGAAGATATTGATATTTATACACACATTTACAAACTAAATCCAAATGAGTATTATTCATGTCAAGAAGTTAAAGGTGTTAAGATACCTGAATCAATAGGTAATTATAAAACAGAAAACTTTCCATACCAAGCTTTAAGAATGATAAGAGTTGATAATGAAAGTTATGGAAGAAGTTACGTTGAAGAATTTCTTGGAGATTTAAAATCATTAGAAGGATTGTCTCAAGCACTTGTTGAAAGTGCAGCAGCATCTTCTAAAGTTGTATTTATGGTTAAACCAAATAGTGTTACTAGAAAAAAAGATTTAGCTAATACAAGAAATGGTGATATTATAACTGGAAGCGCAGAGGATGTATCGGTACTACAAGCACAGAAACAATATGATTTACAAGTAGTTGAAAGAAGTATTCAAAAGTTAGAAGAACGTATGTCTTATGCTTTCTTATTAAATACAGCTATTCAAAGAGATGCTGAAAGAGTTACAGCAGCTGAAATCAGGTACATGGCGCAACAATTAGAGACTGCTATGGGTGGTATTTATAGCTTATTGTCACAAGAATTTCAGTTACCACTAGTTAAAATACTTATGCAGCGTATGTCACAAGCAAAAGAAATACCTTCATTACCTAAAGGCTCAGTACAGCCTACTATTATTACAGGTGTAGAAGCTTTAGGAAGAGGTAATGACTTGCAGAAATTAAGAGAATTTGTAGCTGAAGTAGCAAACTTAGCACAGATAAATCCGCAAATAGTTCAATCATTGAACACACAGGATTTAATAATGAGAATTGCCACAGGACTAGGCATTGATACTGAAGGACTTGTTAAGACTGATGAAGAACTACAGGCTGAACAACAGGCTCAAGAAGAAGCAATGCAAAATCAACAGATGATGGGGCTGGCTGAAAAAGCTGTAGCGCCTGCTGTTGCTGGAGCAATGAAAAATCAACAACAAGGATAATGATATATGGTAGACAAAGTAGAAATAACAACAGAAGACACTAGTGGAGACAAACCAGTAGAGACACAGCCCGCACATAGTAAACCTCAAGGCCTTCCTGAAAAGTTTAATTCAGTTGAAGAGTTAGCAAAGTCATATGAGGAATTAGAAAAGAAACTTGGTGGACAATCTCAACCTAAAATTGGAGAGCCTACATTAAAAGAAGAAACTAAAGTAGAAGAAAATAACAATACTTTAGAAATTGCTGAAAAAGCTGTTGAAGAAGCTGGCTTAGATATGGTTGCTTTGCAGAAAGAATATTCTGAAAAAGGTGAATTAGATACTAAGTCTTATAAAGCTTTGGAAAAAGCGGGTATCTCAAAAACATACGTAGATAATTATATTGCCGGACAGCAATCATTAGCAGATGCTGCTGGTAAAGAAGTTAAAAGTGTTGTAGGTGGTGATGATGCTTATAATGACATGGCTAATTGGGCAGCCAGTAATATGTCTGAAGGTGAGAAAAAAGCTTATAACACTGCTGTTAATAGTCCTGACATGGACACAGTTAAATTAGCGGTTATTGCATTACAAGCTCAATATCAAAAAGCTAATGGAACAGAACCTAAAAATATGCAAGGTACTGCCACTCCATCCAAAGAAGCAGGGTTTGAATCTTGGGCTCAAGTTACAGCTGCAATGTCAGACTCCAGATATGCTAAAGACACTGCTTATCAAAAGGAAGTAAAAACTAAATTATCTCACAGTAATATTTAGTGTCACCAAAAACAGAAAAAATATTTAGACTTAAGTGTCTGATACAGAAATGTCGTGAGCAGGGTAAATTCCTGCTCGGCATTAAACTTGTTAAAAAACTAGCAAGTTTATAGTTGTGCACCTTTATTAAGGGGCAACTGCCAAAACATAAATATTTAAGTGTAATAACTTTACCGCTTGAGGGCGACAATTTAGGTAAAAACTGAAAGTTATGTAGAGGCTTTTATAAACAATAACAACAAAGGAAACCAATATGGCAAACGCAAGTCCTGTTTCACAGGGTCTAGTCAACGCTACTGGTACTGAAGATGCATTGTTTCTGAAAGTTTTTGCTGGAGAAGTTCTTACTTCTTTCGACAGAGCTTCAGTAACTGCTGGCGCTGAAATGGTTAGAAGTATATCTTCTGGCAAATCAGCAACTTTCCCTGTAATGGGTAGAGTTAGCGCTGCATATCACGTAGCAGGAGCGGAAATAACTGGCTCAGATGTGAACCACAACGAAAAGGTTATTACAATTAATGACCTACTATTATCTTCTGTGTTCTTATCGAACATCGAAGAAGCTAAAAACCACTGGGATGTAAGAAGTGCATATTCTACTGAAATCGGTAGAGCACTTGCTTTTCAAAAAGATAAGCATATCTTACAAACTATTGGCCAAGCATCTCAAGCATCAGCAAACGTAGGTGACGCAAGCTACGGAGCTGGTACAACTGTAACAAATGCTGGTATCGCTAGTGCAACTGCTGCTACAGCAGCTAATGCTACTATTGATGCTTTATTTGAGGCAGCTAAAGCTTTAGACGCTAACTACGTACCAAAAGAAGGTAGAAAAGCTTTCATTAGATTGGAAGAATACTACAAGCTTGCTAATGGTACAAATGTAACTAACGTTGACTTTTCAGGTCAAGGTTCGATTGCTGAAGGTAGAGTAGTTAAAGTAGCTGGAATTGAATTAATTCCAACTGCTCACTTTATTTCTAGCGAAATAGCAACAGCAAACGACCAAACTGCACCTTCAGGAAAATCAGCAACTATCGCTGACCCTCAAGCAGTAGATTTATCAGACTACGTATGTTTGATATCTCATCCGTCAGCAGTTGGTACGGTAAAATTAATGGACTTGGCTGTCGAAAGTGAATACGACATCAGAAGACAAGGTACATTAATGGTAGCTAAATATGCTATGGGTCACGGAGTATTGAGACCTGAAGCAGCAGTAGGTATCAAAGAGGCATAAGCCTTTTAATATCAATTAGATTAGGGGGAGTCAAATCCCCCTTTTCTACTTTTAATTAATAAGAGGATATAACAAATAATTATGATAGATAAAATAAATGCAATAGTTCTTGAGACAAAACACTTTTGGACTGAGCACAAAAAAGTTGTTATGGTTTTTGGAGTAATTTTAATAATCGCAATAATAGTATAGATAATGGCAACACAAATCACACCCACAACTGAACTCCAAGCAATTAACATTATGCTTTCTGGTATTGGAGAAGCGCCAGTTAATGCAATTACAGGTACAACTTCAGTGGATGTATCTACAGCAAAAAATATTTTAGATGAAACTTCTATGTCAATCCAATCTCAAGGATGGCATTTTAATACACACGAAAATTACACTTCCTTGGCACTCGACCAAGATAATAAAGTCCCTTTACCTTCCAACTGCGTTAAAGCTGACGCTAGTAATTCTTATAAATATCTAAATTATACTTTAAGAAATGGTTACCTATATGACTTAGACCACCATACAGATGTATTTACTTCAGCACCTTCTATGGTTGATATAGTTTTAGTACAACAGTTTGAACAATTACCAGAATATGCAAGACAATACATTACAGCTAAAGCCTCACGAAGATTTGCTTCAAGATTTATAGGTGATAAAGCAATTGTAGAATTACTTTCTAATGATGAGAATGAAGCATTAATGGCATTCCACCAAGCAGACAGTCAAGAAGCGGATGTTAACATGTTAGCTGGTGATAGAAATACTTATTCAATTATTAACAGACCTACTAGAAAGACTTTTTAAGTGGGTTCAGTTGTTTCACAGAGTATTCCCAATTTCTTAAATGGAATATCTCAACAGACACCAACACAAAGAGGTATTAATCAAGGTGAAGAACAACTTAATTTACAGAATAATATCGTAGATGGATTATCTAAAAGACCTTCATTTGAATATTTAGCTGATTTAGACAGCACAAATGTGTTCCCAAACACTACAAAGTTTTGGTCTATCCAAAGAGATACAGCTAATCAGTACATGATTGCTGTTTACAATGGTGGTATTAAAGTCTGGGATTTAGATGGGAATGAAAAAACAGTTACGATTGCAAGTGGCTTAAGTTATTTAACAAGCACTAATCCACAGTCAGATTTTAGGATGGTTAATGTTGCTGATTATACCTTTATAGCTAATGGTTCAACAACTGTTCTTGCGGATGTGACTACCAGTGCTGCTAAAGTTGAAGAGTTTTATGTCAATACGGTTCTCACTAATTATGGTAGAGAATATAAAATTAAATTAAATCATCCTGATATGGCATTTCCATTAGAGGTGCAATTGCAGCTGCCTTCAGGTTCTAATGCAGCAACTGATAGTGCTTTTAGAGACACTACTCATGTTGCTGATATATTATTTAAAGGTACTTCTAGTGCATATTGGAATGCTAGTTCAGATGCAGCTTTTAAAGTTGTAAGGACTGACACAGGAGTTACCGTGTCAACTACACAAGGACTATCCAATTATTCAGGCTTTACTGACCATTTTACATTTCAATTAATTAGTGCAGTTATTCATGGCACACCTACTGATGGAGATGCTGACTACGAAATTGAAACAGCAGATGGCTCTGGCAATACTGGCATGTATGCTGTCAGAGATTCAATAGCAGATTTTACTAAATTACCATACCACGCTCTTGTTGATTCAAAAATAAAAATCACAGGTGAAACTGCTGATGACCTTGCTGATTATTGGGTAGCATATGAAAGTGCTGGTTTATGGGCAGAAACAATAGCACCCGCTGTTAGCTTAGGTTTAAACAACAGCACCATGCCACACGCATTAATTAATAATAATGATGATACATTTACTTTTCAAGAATTAGATTGGACTGACAGAGTTGTAGGAGATGGTATTACCAACTCTAATCCAAGTTTTGTAGGTAATAAAATAAATAATCTTACCTTCTATCAAAACAGATTAGGTATATTGTCTTTAGATAATATTATTTTCACTGAGAATGCAAGTTTTTTTAATTTCTTTGGCTCAACCGTTACACAAGTTTTAGACACAGACCCTATTGATATAGCAGCTTCAGGAACATCTGTCAGTATTTTATATGACACACTTTCTTTTAATGAAAGTTTATTAATTTTCTCTGAAAAAGCACAATTCAAACTAGGAAGTGTAGGAGATACCTTATCCCCTACGACTGCTGTGCTTAGAGAGACTTCAGCTTTTGAACATAATAGAGCAGTTAAACCAGTTTCAGCAGGTAAGTTTGCTTATTTTGCACAAGCTAGAAATAATAACACAGCCATAAGAGAATACTTTGCTGATGATGATACGTTAACAAATGATGGATTAGATATAACAGTTTCAGTACAAAATTTACTACCCACTAATGTTCATCAATTAATTAGCAACACAACAGAAGATACATTAATTGCAATTGCTTCAGATACAGCAGATGCGCAGACTGCACCTTATATAACAGGCACAGATGTCACTTCTATTAATGCCGGTACTTTGTTTATTTACAAATACTTCTTTGATGGTGGTGAAAAAGTTCAAACAGCTTGGTCTAAATGGCAGTTTCCAAATTCTAAGATATTAGGTGGAATGACTTTTGAAAGTTTTATATATTTAATGGTGGTGGAAGGAAAGACTACTAAATTAATTAGATTAGATTTAAGAAATTTAAAAGATGCGACTATTGGTTTTGGAGTTTATTTAGATTTAAAAAAACAAGTAACAGGAACATATTCTGCAGGGACAGGACTTACAACTGTTACTTCACCTTATGGTGTCAAAACAGGTTTACTAGCAGTAGATGCTGCTAATGGCAATAATTACGCGCTTACTAATGTGGTTTCCACAAGTAATTATACCTTAGAAGGTAATCACATAAATGTATACATTGGTGTCCCTTATGAGTCTAAGTACACTCTATCAACACAATACATTAGAGAAAATACTGGAAGAGGCTTAATAGCTATCACTTCAGGTAGATACCAACTTAGAAATATATCTTTTAATTATAAAGATTCAGGTTATTTTCAAGTAGAGGTTGCACCTTCAAACAGAAGCATAAGCACCTCTTTTATGAATGGTTATATTATAGGTACAGCAACAAGTAAAATAGGTGTACCAGCAATCAGCACAGGCACTATTAGAGTCCCTGTTGCAAGTAGAAATACAGATGTTGTGATAGATATTAAAAGCAGTTCACATTTACCAATGTATATTGCTAGTGCAGAGGTTGAGGGCTATTACCACAGCCGTTCAACAAGGATTTAATATGGAAAAAGCATTTGTAAGAAAAGCAGAGTTAAAAGATGCTTTAGAGTTAGCCCCTAGAATTAGAAAAGGTGACCTAGAAGAGATAAAAGCTTCTAGCAATACATCTGCTTTAAAAGCTTTAGTTGCACCATTTTCACAAGCAACTAGTAAAACATTTAGTATTGTTGAGACTGAATCTGAAAAAGTTATAGGAATGTTTGGCGTGGCAGAGTGTGCTGAGCCTGACTATGGTGTAGCATGGATGTTGTCTAGCGAAGATTTATTTAAACACAATAAGATTTTTATAAAAGAATGTCCAAAATGGATATATGAAATGGGAAAAGGGTATAAATATTTATATAATTTTGTAGATAAAAGAAATTGGAAGTCCTTAAAATGGTTACAATATCTTGGCTTTGAGCCTACTACTGAAATGAAAGAATACGGATATGGCAAAATGCCATTTTTATTAATGATGAAGGAGATGAATAAATAATGTGTGACCCAGTTACTGCCGCTATGGTATCAACAGGACTACAAGTAGCTACTCAATATCAAGCTTACCAAAGTCAAAAAGCTATCGCACAAGGAAAGTTAAAAGCTAATGAGCAATCAAGAAAAAATTCTGACCAAGCTTATCTTTACGATATACAAAAAATTGATAGTGAAATGGTGTTAGCTAATAGAGAGAAAACAGCTGCAGATTTTGAAGCTAATCAAAAAACTAATAAAGACACTGCTGCCGGTTTAAATTTAAATGCAGGTAATGCAGGTAAAATTGTACAAGATTTAGCAGGCGTTCGTGATTTGGCTTTTCTTGATGTTACCAGAGATTTTGAAACGGACATGTTTCAATTAAGTTCTAAAGAAATTGAAGCATATTCAGCTCAATCAAGAAGATACAACAGCATAATAGACCCAGTAATGCCTAGCAGCACCGGCCTTATGTTACAAATTGGTACTTCTTTAGCAACTGGGTACACTAATGTTAAAGCAGCTCAAGCCTTATCCCCCACAGGCAGTGGAATATTTGATAAATATGGCTATCAATCAACAACAGGAGTCAGTCCCTAATTATGGCATTTAAATCAAGAGTAACAAATCAATACATGGGGGCAGGTTTTGCGGGTAATGTAACTGCTTCTAACACTAGTAGCACAACTAATTTAATAGACATATTACAAAGAGAAGTTAACCCTTCTATTAATAGTTTAATGCAAAAAGATGGTGAGCGTAAAAATGAAGCAGCCAAAAATAAGATTAATCAATTATTTTTAACTAAAGATTCTGCTACTATTGAACGTGAAATATTATCAGGGCAGCACCCAGACTTAACTAATGGATATGTCCAAAAAACAGTCGCACTACACACAGGTAAGTATGAAGCAGCAGAAACAATTGCTAAAATTGAAGTTGAAAAGAATAAATATGACTTTAAAACAAGTAACTTATCTTCTTTTTACAAAGATTTTTTACCTAACTTTACAGATAAAGATGGCTCTTATGCTCTTGGTTTCGGTTCTGTTTTTAATCAATACAAAGCAGATGAGTTAGTAAAAGATGCTAAAGTAAGAGCAACTTATACACAAGAACAAAAGATAAATCAAGGAGTTTCCATACTAGACGCGGCTGGGGCTGGTCAAGTAATAAAAGCTGCTAATGAACTTAATCTTCAAATACCAGATTCTAATGGGGGCACAAAACCTCAAGACATCTATACAAATGATGAAATAAATGACACACTTCTTCAATGGGCTGATAATAAATATTCCACAGCGACAACTACATCTCAAATTGATTCTGCTTTATATACTTTAAATTCCCCTAGAAAAACAGACACTAATGGTAAAACAATTATAGGTTCTTTAGCTAGTACAAAAAGAACAGATGTTGCCAAGCTTATAGGTAAATTAAATGTTCGAAGAGTTTCCTTGGAAAATCAATCAAGAATTAATGAAAAATTTGAAACAGAGAAAAAATTAGAAGGTGTTTGGAAAGCTGCTAATGCTAAAAATGAAGATGGAAGTCCATTAACACTAAAACAAAAAGAAAATATTTTAGAAAAGTATCAAAGTACAGACCCTGATGACTACAGAGGATTAGCGGCTCTTAGAAAAAAGTTTAACACAGCTCCTAGTGATTTACTTTTAGCTGACCCCGAAGCTCAAAACAACTTTAAACTAAGGATTGCCAGAGGGGAATTTGGTAGTTTAACTGAGTTAGCAACAGCTTTTGAAACTGAAAACATTGGCGGAAGTATAGATGATTATTCACCAACGTTTAACAATGCTATGACAAGAAGAGGTCAAAAACCAATTTATGATGTAGATGCCAGTTATGTTTCTTTAAAACAGAGTGTGTTAAATAACAATGAAACAATTATATCCAAAAGCAGTGACAGGTGCAGACACTCATTTAATACCTACAGACAAAGCTTTGGCTTGGATAGAAACTAATATTCTTTTTAAAGAAGAAGAAGCACAAGCAAAGGGAAGCCCCCTGACTTACACAGATAGGTATGAACTTTCTAAAGAATTAAAAAAACAAGCGTTAGATTTGTTTTCACCACAAAAAACATCTCTTGGGAGTAAATTACCTGACCCGTCATCAAATTCTTTATCTGAGTTAGTTACAAAGGGCAGAGGTAAAGAGGCCAGTATTGATTTAAAACGTGAAGAAGAAGCTGCAAGGCAAGCTATTCTTGACACTACCGTTCCAAATTTTACAGGTGCTCCTAACGCTGGTGGTGGAGAAATGACGCTAGGTCAATACATTGATACCTTGTCTTCTAATATTAAAAAAGCAGGTAAAGATGAGTTTGCCACACTTAGATTTACTACCATTACTGAAAAGGAATTGTTGGAGCAAGTCAATAAACCTAAAATATTAAAATACATTAAAAATGTCTTTGGTGAAGGATTTACTAGTGACGTGTTTGCTACTATACCAGACAAAGATTACAATAATTTAGTGTTTCAAATTGCAAATAATTTTGGTCTAGTTAAGAAAATTGGTCAAGGAGCTAAAAATGCAACTGCATTAGCAGCTGAAAACAGAGCATCATTAGAATTAATTAATTCAGTAATTGCCAAATTTGTAGAAGGACAACCACAACAATAATATGCCAAGCAGAGCCTTTACACCTACCCTACTGCCAGAATATGGTGGTGATTCCCCAGAACAAGAAAGCACTGATTCTTCAAACGCTAGTGCACCTTCCGCTATTACATTTAATGTAAACAGTGAAGAAACTGCATTAGAAGAAATACAAACAGAAAAGTTTTCTGAGACTTTAAGAAACTATTATTTGCATAGAGATGGGGAAACTGAAATGACTCTAAGAGGTTATAAAAAATTCTCTGAGATGGGACATGCTGATTTAATAGAATATTTTTATCAAGATAGGTCTTGGGCTAATAACAACACAGGCTCTATGACTAAAGATGTTTTTAATGCACTAACAGGTGATGATGATAGAAAAAAACAATTAGCTTACATCCAAAATACTTATTCTAACTTACCTTCTTTTTGGAATGACCCTAATAGAAACTTTGGGGAATGGTTAATTGATAATGGTGGTGCTATGATTGCTGACCCTGTTAATTTAGTTTCCTTTGGATTAGGCGGTGCAGCGGCTAAAACGGCTCTTAAACAAGGTTTAAAAGAAGCATTAAAAGGTAAGGCTGCTGGAGAACTTACTAAGCAGCATATACGGGAGATGGCTAAAGAAGTTACGAAACAACAATTAGGACAAGTAGTTAAAGCAGGTGCTATTAGAGAGGCTAAAATTTCTGCTGGTGTTACCTTAGCACAAGACGCTTTGTTACAGACAACTGCATTAAAGACAGGATTGCAAGAAGAATTTAGTTTTGGTAGAATGGGTATCGCCACTGCTGCTGGTGTTGGCTTTGGTTCAGCTTTTGGTGGAGCGTTTGCTTATGGTGGTTTTAAATTAGGAGCAAGACAATTTCAAAATACAGCTATAAGACAATTAAAAGATTTGCATGAATATGGAAGAGATGACATTACGGGGAAAAGATTGTTTGCTGATTTAACAATAGAAAAATCTAATGAACAATTATATAAAAATTTAGATGAAACTCAAATCAATGAGATTGAATATAAAAGTAGATTAACCGGTAATACTTTAGATGAAAAAATACTTAATTTAAGAAAAACTTATGGAACAGGTAGACCACCTGAAGAACTGATTAATCTTTATAAATTTCCAAAGGAAGTAAGAGGCTATTTAAAAAACCTTGCAGATGAAAAAATTCGCAAAGGTGAATATGTTAATGATGAAGTAACTCAGCAGTATGCACAGCAACAAGCAAGAATTTTAGGCTTAGATGCAGACGCTGTGTTAGCTTTAGGTAAATCACGCGCAAAAGAAGATAATTTATTATATGCTGAAATATTAGCGCATGGAGATTTATTAGCTAAAGAAAGTGATGACATAATAAAACTTGCTAATAATTTACACGCTGCCAATCTAACTCCTGAAGATGAAGCTAAAATATTAACAGAATTAAACATAAGACAGCAGCTTACTGGCAACATTTTAATTAATCAAAAACAAATTACTAAAAATGTAGCTAGGGCGATGCGTTTTATGCAAGTCAACAAAGATAAAACTAGGGCTGCAGAGTTAAAAATTAGACCAGAAGACCCTGACATGCTGTCTTTAAAAGAAGGTAATCCTAAAGAATTTTGGAAAGCCATTGCTAAATTAGATGACACTGACCAAGTTATTTTAGCATTACAAAATGCTAGAAAAGCAGAGCCGTGGAAGCTAGCAGCTGAGTACATTAATAACAACTTATTGTCTTCCCCTGATACACATGGTGTAAACTTTATATCTTCACTTGTTCAAACACAATGGAAGCCTGCTACTATGTTAATGAGAGCCGCTTTTATGAGTACCACCAATAAAAAAAGAGCCAATCAATTAATGAAGGAAGCTGTTGATACTTACATTTATCAATTTCATTATACCAAAGAAGCTTTAAAGGGTGCTAAAAGAAGTTTTATTGAAGGAAGAGGTGTGTTTGATGCAACAGCAATGAAATATGATAACAGCATGCGTCAAGGACAACTACAAAGATTTATAGAAGCTTCAGGAAAATTATTGACAACTCCATTAGGGGCTGTTGGGACTGGCCTGCAAAAAGCTGTTATTAATCCTTTAGCTAAAGCAGTCACTTTACCCATGAGAGTCTTAAGTGCTACTGATGAATTTTTTAAAATAATGACTTATAAGGCTCGTCAAGCATCTCATATTAATACCAAAATTAGAGAAGAAACTGGTGCTGGCTATTGGGAAACCATGTTAGATAAGAATAAATTTAAAAAAAGATTTGATGAAATAAACACAGAATGGGCAAACGACCCTGATAATGCTGCGTCAGCATCATCTCTTTTATATGCACGAGAAACAACTTTTACACAACCTGCTCTTACTCAAAATCCTGTCACCGGTAAAATGGAAGGTGGAATAACTGCTTCAGTTTTAGCAGTCACCGCAAGACATCCATCTCTTAGAGCTTTAGGATTACACTTTATTAATACACCATCTAACTTAATTAAATGGAATTTTGAGCAGTTACCTTTTGCTAGACAATTAATTGTGAGCACTAGACAGGCTTTAAAGAAGGGTGCAGACGGTAAATATATTAATCCTGAAAATGCAGCTGAAGCAAATGCGCGAACTGCTATGGGGATGCTATTGTGGACTGGTGCATTTTTTGCTGTATCACAAGGTAAAATTACAGGTGGTGGGTCAAAAGAATACAGACAAAATCTTGAAAAAGAAAACACTACAGGATGGCAGCCTTACTCTTATAAAACAGAGGATGGGAGATATATTCAATTAAACAGGCTTGACCCTGTTATGATGCCATTTTTTATTATGGCTGATTTGTTTGATACACTAGACAAGTTCACAAGTCTTAATGAAGATTTACCTTCTGAAGTAGAAAATTCTATGACTGAGTTAACTATGGGTGTTTTAACTTCATTAACAAGAAATTTAACTTCTAAATTCTATACTAAAAATATTATTGAAACAGCTAGTTTCTTTTTAGGAGATAGTTTTACAAGAACATCTTCTCCTGAAAGATTAGGAAGTTCTATTCTTGCTAGAGGGATTGGAAAAGTTACACCATTGTCAGGTGCTTTAAGGTATGCTTCCAGAATTAGTGAAGATTCTCAAAAAGAATTATTTACGTTAAATGATAGATTACTTCAATTAGCACCATTTGCCAATCAAGATGGCATTATGCCTAAAAGAAATATGTTTGGTGAAACAGTTGATAAAAAAAGAGGGTGGCTATTTGGGATAAGTAGTAAAGGTTCTGAAGGAATTTGGTCTTCTCCTTTTGCTATGACTGAAACTAAGAGCAGCATAGTAAGACAATTTTATGAAGATAGAGAGTTTAAATATATACCACCGGCTAAAGTAGATATAAAATCTAAAATTGATTTGAGAACGATTAGAAAAGAAAATGGTCAAACAGCTTATGATAGATTAAGAGAACTCACAGGGACAGTGAAATTAAATTATGATTTTAAACAGCAAACTATTAAACAAATTGTTGAAAGTTTAATTGAAAATCCTAAGAGTGAACTGTATAGATTGCCGGATGGAACTACAGCTGGTAAAGACTATCAACAAAATTTAATATTAAAATATGTTCATTTTGCGGAGAAAATGGCTAAATTTGAAATGATGAAAGAATTTCCAATAATAGAGGAAACTATGATAAAACGAGGGGAATTTACACAAGGTAGGTTTGATGAGTCTAATAAAGCGTACCTAGAACGGTTGATACAATAAAGTACCCCTTTTAGAAGAATATGGCAAACTCATTTGTAAGATATACAGGAAACGGCAGTACAGCAGCATTTGCTATACCTTTTAGTTACCGTAGTGTTGACGATTTATCAACAACTGTAGCAGGTGTAACTGTCACAGCATATAGTTTAGATGGCGCAGGAACAACTCTTACCTTTGATGTAGCGCCTGCGAGCACAACTGCTGTTGAAATAAGACGTACAACCAGTCAAACAACTAAGTTAGTTGACTATGTTTCAGGTTCAGTTTTAACTGAAAACGATTTAGATACAGATTCAGACCAAGCTTTCTTTATGTCCCAAGAGGCAATTGATGATGCTAATGATGTTATTTCATTAGACAATGCAGATTTTCACTGGGACGTACAAAGTAAAAGATTAAAGAATGTAGCAACACCTACTGCTGACGATGATGCAGTCAACAAAGGTTTTATAACTACCAATTTACCCAACATTAATACTGTCGCAGGCATCAGTGCCAATGTGACAACCGTAGCAGGCATTAGTGCTAATGTTACAACGGTCGCTGGAGATTCTACCAACATTGGTTTAGTCGCTACTAACATAGCTGATGTTAACACAGTGGCAGCTAATATTACAGATATTGTTACAGTAGCAGATGACTTAAATGAAGCTATTTCAGAAATTGAAACAGCCGCAAATGATTTAAATGAAGCAGTTTCAGAGATAGATACAGTTTCAAACAACATAGCTAATGTAAATATAGTAGGTCTTAATTCAGCGAATGTTACAACAGTAGCAGGAGTATCAGCTAATGTTACTACTGTAGCTGGGATTAGTGCCAATGTAACTACAGTAGCGGGCATCTCAAGTGCTGTGTCAGGAGTTAATACAATTTCTTCTGCTGTGTCAGCAGTGAATTCAAATAGTACCAATATTAATGCAGTAAATGCAAACAGTGCAAACATTAATACTTTAGCTGGTATTGATTCTGATGTTACAATAGTAGCAGGGATTTCTAGTGCAGTTAGTGCAGTTAATTCTAATGCAACAAATATTAATGCAGTAAATACGAACAGTACAAATATCAATACTGTGGCAGGTGCTAATACAAATATTACTACAGTCGCAGGGGCTAACACAAATATAGGTACAGTAGCTACAGATATTGCTAACGTAAATACAGTGGCGACTAATGTTGCCTCAGTAAATAGTTTTGCGAATACATATAGAATTGGAAGTACAGACCCTGCAAGCTCATTAGACGGTGGGGATTTGTTTTTCAATACCACATCAAATGAAATAAAATATTATAACGGCACTGCTTGGGTGGCAATTACAGCAACAGTAGAGACTGACCCTTTTGCTCCCGCTTTCGCAATCGCTCTAGGATAAATAATTAACAATCATAACCAATAGGATAATAATAAATGGCAAATAATTTTAATAGTACAACTGCGTCTTTAACAGATGCAACACTCACTACAGTTAAAACAGCAACATCAAACAAACAAGTGATGATTGGGTGTCTCGTGGCTAGCACAGGTGCTACTTCCATATTAGTAGATATCATTTTAAATGATGGGGTTAACGATAGATATATTGTTAAACAAGCTCCCGTCCCCGTAGGTGGTTCTTTAGAAGCCATCTCAGGTAAAGTTATCATACCTAGTGGTGGAGCTATTAAAGTCAAATCAGATAATGCTTCTGGCTTAGCTGATGTAATTATTTCAACACTGGAAGATGTATCGTAGATGCCTTACTTAGGAAATTTTCCAGCAGCAACACAGACTGTTGATGTAATATGGCAATCAGTTCAAACTACAGGTTTCACTGCAGTATCTGGTTATGGTTATCCTTGCAATACAACAGCATCAGCTTTTACAGTTACCTTACCAGCTTCCGCAAATGCTGGAGATACAATAGTATTAGTAGATTACGCAGGAACTTTTGCTACTTATAATATTACATTAGGTGCTAACGGATTAAATATAGAAGGTTCAACAAATAATAAAATTTTAACAACAGCTAGAGAAGGTGTAACTTGTACTTATGTAGATGCTACACAAGGTTGGGTGGCTACTTCTGGAGTAAATTCAGGCAACCAAGCAATAGACCCACCACCTTATTCAGTAGATTTTTTAGTCGTAGCTGGTGGTGGTGGAGGTGGTTCTACTTCACACGGTGCTGGAGGTGGAGGAGGAGGATATAGAACATCAACTCAATCAATTAGTGTAGGTACAGCAATTACTATTACAGTTGGAGATGGAGGTGCTGGTGGTGTTGCTGAAAACAATCCAGGAACATCTGGTTCAACTTCTTCAATATCAGGTTCAGGTTTAACAACAATAACTTCTGCTGGAGGAGGTGGAGGAGGTGCTGAAAGCTCATTTA